TAGGCCCATTTGACGCAGCATCTTGTCCTGTGGCGTGCCTTGGTAGGTCGTCGTGCCGTCAGGGTACAAATTGAGCGTTTCTGCCTTGTAATCGCAGTAGAAATACTCTGCAATCCGCACTGTCGTCTCAGACAGCCATTGCGACAGCGCTTGGTCGCCCACGCCTTGCACCATGATCGAGCTGACCGGCATGGCGTTGGGGTACATCCTCTCGTAATCGGCTTTTAGGATGTCTTCGGTGATAAAGCACCACTCGGCATCCGCACCGCACGGGTCTTGGATTGTTGGATCCATGTAGACCGAGAAGCTGTTGCGAATCCGACCGATCTTGATGTCCTGATCAAAGCTCGTCTCATCGCAATATTCGGTCAGAATCCGAATGTAGCCTTCGCCGTACGTCACCTGGTTGTCGCAGGCGGTGTCGTACGCCACGTCCGCATTTGAGATGTACTCAATGTGCCGGATCATGCCGTCAAAAATCTCAGCCACCTCAACGTCGGCCTTGTCGTCGGCCGGGATGACGTTAGGCGACGGCCGGTTTTGCCGCTGCTCGTTGGTTACCTGACGCACGTGCTGCGGCAGCTTGTTGATCGTCAGGCATGGCCTGGCGTTGATCGTCTGCCCTTGCACCGACCCGCGTACCGACAGCACGTCGGCTGGCCATTGATAGTGGTTGTCAGGCGATCCGGCCATGAACCGCAGATCGTCCAACTGGTCTTCGCGGGTGTCGCTGTAGGCGCTAACAGCGGTTTTGAACCGGTCGCGCATCTGCGACAGCCGATGCCCGTTTGTTTTGTCGGGCGGGTCGCCTTCGTAGCCGCCTACGTCTGCGACTTCAGCAGCGCCGGCCATGCCTGTTGGATCGTAAGCCATTACTTCTTTTTCATTGGTTTGGCTGCCGCACGCTGGGTTGCGTACGCGATTGCAGCGGCTTGCTTAACGGGTTTCCCTGAGCGTACCTCTGCCGCGATGTTTTTACGAAAGGCGGCTTTACTGGGTGACTTGACAAGGGGCATGTCTACCTCTTTTTAGCTGTTTTAGCCGACTCTTTGAACGCTTTTGCGGTCGGCGCGCCTGCTGAACCAGGCTTTCGCATCTTCTCGCCAGACCCAGCTTTGATGCGCGCCTGTTTGGCATGGATATTAGCGTATAGCCCAGGTTTAGTCGCCATGTCAGCATTTCCATCGTTTGAGTGACGCCTTAGCCCGCTCGCCGTCCTTGGCCTTGGCGGCCACTGCGCCCATACGGGCACAAAACGACGCCTTGCGCCCCTTGTCTGCTTCTGTCTTGGGGTTCGGCGCGGGTGCTTTCAGATTGCTACCGGTAGCTGCGTTGTACTTAGCTCTGCCCTTAGCGGTCAGGCCCGCGCCTTGGCTTGTGGGGCGCTTCTCGCCCCGTCCGACCGCCAGACTGACAGATTTCGTAGCCATCACGCCCCCATCCAGCTTGTAGCGCCCGATGAGCGGTCAGAGTAAGTGCGGCGGGTCTGGGTGACGCGGGGTTCGCGGCTTGCGACGGGGTAAGCAAACGTCACGGCGATCGCATCGGCCGCGTCGGGTGAAGCAAGTCCTCTAGCCTTCATGTCCTTCTTGCTCTCCAAGAAGATCGTACCGCTTGAGTCCGGCTTGGTCTTGGGGCCGGTCAGGTCCGCCTTGAGCTGTCGGTCTGGCGTGATGCTGGCGTTTTTTAGCCAGTCCCTCATCAGCCCCCACATCTCCGCGCGCTTGTTGCCCCACATGATCTGGTTCTTGGCTTTCCAGCCAAAGTTTACCCCACGCACCTTATACCGCTGTTCCACCAGTCGGTCAAGTATGCCATACCCCAGCCCACCCTCGTCGATCACCGTCAGCGTGGGCTTGTACTCCTCGATCGCGTCGATGACGTGGCCTACGGTCGTCATCGTGTCATCGCCCCGGTAGCGCTTGATTGCGATGATGTCCCGCCCCTGCCTCACCGCAATGACTGTCGAGTCACCGCCTGACCTAGCCGGGTCAATCCCGATCACGATCGGCGCCGTCTCGTCTTTGTGCTTGGCGCGGCCAAAGGCGGCGTCTACCAGGCTGGGGCCGATGAACTGGTCATCGCCCGCGCTCGGGAATTCCCCGAACACCTCGACCTTGGCCTGTATCGAGTCCTCGCCGTACTCCGCAATGATCTGCTCGTAGATCTGCTTGTCGGTGCCTTCTACGTCGCGGGCGTCGATGTTCTCTGTCGCCCAGAAGTCGCGCTTGCTGTTGAAGCACTCGAAGAAGTAGCCTTGGTTACGCCGGGGGTTGCTAAACGCGCACCAGAACCGGTGTGGCGTGTTCTCGGTAAAGAACCCCTGCGCGACGTCCCAGATCGGGTCTGGAATACCGGACGCCTCATCAAAGATCAGCAGCACGCCGTCGCTGTTGTGCAAGCCCGCGTACGCGTCGGGGTTCTCTTCTGACCACAGCCTGCCTTCCACAGACCAGAAGCGCGTGCCTTTCTTCAAGTCCCGTTCGACAATCTCAGCCAGCCACTTTGCAGGCGTCACACGCGTTGCGCTGATCTCAAACCAGTGGCTGTTGATCATCATCGCCAGCCACTTGGTGATTTCCGACCAGGTGATCGAGCGGAGCTGCGCCTCACTGTTAGCCGACACAATCGTAGTGCTGCCGATTCGCGTGGACAGCATCCACAGCACCAGCCAACTGACTAGCGCCGACTTACCAATCCCACGACCGGAGGCCACGGCCAGCCGGAAGACGTTGTAGTCCAGACGCCCGCCGTTGTCTTTGATGTGCTGCGCCAGGCTTCGCAGGATGTTCCGCTGCCATTTGCGCGGTCCTGTGAAATGCTCCAGTGGCGTGCCCTTCTGGCCCCACGGGAAGGCGAACAACACAAACGCTTCCGGGTCGTCTTTGATGCGCGGCTGCCAGAGCCGCACCATCAACTGCTGCTCATCCCCTGCGCTGTAGATCGGCTGTTGCAAGCGTTGGCTCCAGTTTCTCGGTGACCTGCACGTCGATCACGCGTTGCTCTGCCTGCTCAAGCGCGCTGATGACGCTGATCTGTTGCGCGACGTCGATTTGCACTTGCTGTTTAGCGACCCAATCGTGTCTGTGGCGAAGCACCTCTAACGCCGCTTTGGTGTCGCCTGCCAATGCAGCATCCATCATAACAGTAGCTAACGCTTGCTCAGCGTCAGCGCGCCCCTTCTGTTCTGCCATCTCAGCAATCGGGTCCATCTGACACAGACGCCGGAACTCGGTGGGCAGCATTCCTGCCGCTAGCGCCAATGCGTCGCCTTTCAAACCTAGCTTGGCAGCGTCGTAGATGCGCTGCAGACGCGCTTCGGTTGCGACCAGCGTACGCGCCGTGAGCGGAAGTGACTGGAAGGTCATGGCTGTAACAGATTGTGTGGTGCGTCTATTTTACTGCAATAAAAAATTTCTTGCGAGCGCGATAAGGTCTATAAGGTCTGTAAAGGTTTGAAAGGCGTGGTGGAGTACAAAAAATAAAAAAGTTTTTGTGAAGCCTCCGTTTTTGACCGGGCCAGCCGCCGGCCCTTACCGGGGGCTATCAGCCGACCGGCTTCGATCGACGCAGGCTATCGGCTACCGGCTGCGCCAGCCCGCCAGGCGTGCGGCCAATGGGTCAAATGGGTCACGCCCAGCAAGGTCGAAGGCGTGCGCTCAAACCGCATGCGAACTAGGCCAATGGGTCAAATGGGTCATGACCCAAGGCTATCGATAGCACGTTCTGGAAAAAGGGCGAAAAAAAGGCAGGAAAGGGCGCGAGGTAGGGGTTATGGGTCATCTGGGCTATATGGGTACCCCACTTTTAGTCGCGCCAATGTTTTGCGCGCGCTCCCGGCGCTGCGCCATATTTCTACTACTGTACGGATATACAGTATTTTTAATTATTTGGATAACATCTATAAACCTATAACCCATAAGACCCATTCAGAGGGAAAATCGCTCCGCGCAGGCAACCCACGCCAATACCCCTTTGGGATCCCCATGTTTATATTAGGGTTATCTGCTACGCGTTTTGTCGCACGCGTCAATGGGTCACGCAAAAAGCGCTTGCAATGCTATAAATTATGTGACAGAGTGTCGTTTATGCGATCGCCGATCGCGCTAACCGAGGAGCTGCTGCAATGGCGATTTATTCTGTACTTTCTATTGATGCGTGGGCCGATGGGGATGACGGTTGGACGTGGAATCAATGGTTTAACGCCGGTACGATTGATATTGATCTAAACGCAGATCCGGCGAGCATTCTGCAAACGATGGCCGAAGCTGGCCACATCCGAAACCCGCAGCTGGGCGATGTTGAGGACGATCAATACAACCTAGTCATCGTCGATAAAGAAACCCGCGAACCGATTTTTGCCATTGAATACGGTTCAACCATTCACGCTTAACCCATCCCATGGGCGCGCAAGCGCCCGCGCTAACCCTTGGAGACTGAAACCATGACCCGCACGCAAATCCTTCACGCGCTCGACGCCTTTCTGGAGTCCCGGCCCGGTTTTGACCCTGCAAACTATGCCGGCGCGCCGCAAGCGTATCGCGCCGACTATCGCCGCGCGTATCAGCACCTGCAAGATGGGCGCGCGCTCCTGCGCGCCGTGAGCTGGCGCGACGGTATCGACGCGGATACGCTCGCACGCGCCAAGCATCATCGAATTGATTTCCGCCCGTCCAAGACCGGCAACACGCTCGAAGTTGACTATTGCACCGGCTCTTACTATCCCGTCGAATTCCGCGCCGCTGTCTGTCATACCCTCTCGAGCGCGCTGTGGGATTACTTCCGCACGAAATGCGGATGCACTACCGCCGACGCTATCCGCACTATGGCGCGGCGCGAGCTGGGCCGCTCGATCGCCCGTCGCTGGTTTGGGGCCTGACCATGCGCGCCCTCTTCGCCCTCACGCTCCTCGCCGCCGGAATCGGGGCCGCGCTCGCGCTCCCCGATCGGCTCGCAGCCGTCGCGCTGGTGCCCGGTTTGATCGCGGCTATGTTCACGATCGGGCAGTGACCATCTGAAATCCATCTGAAATCCATCTGAAATCCATCTGAAATGAGGGACTACAAATGAATGTGAAAATTTTTATCGGCGCTGAAGGCGCATACGCTTGCATTAAAACTTTGCACGCGAATATGGACGTTCGCCTCGAGCCTGGGCGATCGGCCGCGCAATCTTTGCGTGAATTGGGCGATGAATGGCGCGCCAAAGCGGCCCGCCTTCAACAGCGCGCGATGTATTTGAATGAAGCGGCTGCTTTATTGGAAGAACGAGAAAAGGCGCGCCACGAATGATCGCGGCCGCACTGGTTGCCCTCGCGGCCGCAATTCTTGCGATCGTCCTGCGCCTGTAGTCCGATCAACCCTCAAACCCTACCAGCCCGCCTCGCGCGGGCCTTTTCATTTCACCCGGTAATCGTGGAATACGGACCCGCTCGCCGGATCGCCGACCCGGCACGGGCGGACCCAAACCCGACCCGCCGGCAGGGTCCGCCAATGCCCTCTGCGCTCATGGGCGCGCGGGCTCGCATGCGACCCGCCCGCCGACCCGCGATCGGCCCGTACGCGTGCGGTAACCTCTACGGTCCGCCACGCATACGCGGGCGCCTTCCCGCGCGCCTTTTGGCGCCGTGCGGTAAAGGTCCGCGCAACCTCGGCCCGATATCCCTCGATCGCCTTTGATCCGTCCAAGCGCATTAGCAGGCAATCCAAGATCGCAATGGCGATTCGATCAAGGTCCGTTACCCGTCGATTGTCGCGCGTGTATACGCGCAATCCACCCGTCTCGGGGTCCGCCATAATCGTTAACGGTGCAAAAGCGTCTCGCGCCTCGCGCGTGAGCCTGAACCCGGCGAGTGTGACCGACCCCTCGCCCGCCACCGCACGGACGGCAAACCGGATTCCCTCGACCACGCCAACGATTGCGATATCGTCAAAGGGAAGATGCAGCAATCGCTCGGGCGCCACGTCTAACATAATCTCGCCCTCGATCTCGCCCAGGTCGAACCAAACCGACTCCTCGGGCGTAGGGACCATGCGCGATAATTCGCGCACTAGGGGCGTCATTTCACGGCCCGCAAGCCGACAGACCCGCTCGCGTTATCAAGCATCCGCTTAATCTCCGCGCGGTTACCCCCTACACTCTCGAGCGTATCGGGCGCAGCGTACAGGTGAACCTTGCTACCGTTCGGGGTCGCCTTGACCCGGCCTAGATCAATCCAGCCCGCCTCGCGGAGCGCGTGAAACAGCGCGTGTACGCTCGCTTTCGATCCGATCGGCATGAGAGGCTGCAGACGGTCAACCAAAGCCTGCCAGGGGGCTTTAATCGCGCCTAATGCGAATTCGCCGCGCTTGTCTCGCATCATCTCAACCAGCGCCGATTCGACCAGCGACAAGCCCGCTGACAGCATAATCGCCTTCGCCTCGGTAAAC